GACGGAGCAGATATTACTAATACGCCTATAGCTTACACCACAAAACTTGGCAGTCCAAAAACTTTTAGAGTGTTTGCTAACAGGGCGAACGCTGAAAAGCCCTCAGGGTTTATTTCGGAAGTCGTTTTTGCGGAGAATACAGATGAAGCAACTAGGCAAAAGATGGAAGGGTATTTAGCCCACAAGTGGGGTACTTCAGATAATCTCCCAGTGTCACACCCCTACAAATACCAGCCAAGATACTTCATTTAATTCCCTTGACTTTTTTTATTGTTTGTGCTATTATTAATAGGTGACTCAAACTGAAAAGAAGAAAGTAATCGAAAAGTTAATAGAACAACCCAAGACTCAAAAGAGATTGTTTTGGGGAAGGGAAATAAAATCCCTAAACATATTGATTGAATCCTACCCTATTGATGGGTTCTGGAAAGGTTTATCGTTCCCAAAGAAGCTTGACAGCATAATTGTATTGCGCTCTGGTTACTACGCAGATCAACTCAAAAAGAAATACAATAGATACACATACAACATACCTCCTAATAAACAAATAGATATAAAAGAAAAAACAGGAGAAGACTACATAAAACAAAATAAACCAAAAAATATTAAAGAATTTCTATCATGAGTAAAAAAACAGAAACAGAAACAGGATCAATAGATTCACTCAAGAGCTTTTTAAAACAAAATGAAGAGCATCACTACAACTACGAAGAAGATATAGACTACAAGGTATCTTGCGGCAGCCTTAAAGTAGATTTTGAACTAGGCGGGGGGCTTGGGCCTGGGCTTCATAGGTTTGTTGGTATAAACGAGGGAGGCAAGACCTCTGAAGCTCTAGAGGTTGCGAAGAACTTCTTAAAAATGCCAAAAGCAAAGGCTGTATACATCAAAGCAGAGGGAAGATTATCTCCAGAGGTAAGAGAACGTTCTGGTATCAAGTTCGTATCTAAAGAAGATGAATGGGATCAAGGTAGTTGTTTTGTTTTTGAGAGTAATATATATGAGACTGTACTAGATTTAATGAGGGTCCTTATTGCGAGAACTCCTGAGGCCATAAAATATTGCTTCGTGCTAGACTCCCTGGATGGGTTAATAATGAAGGATGACCTCAAGAAAAACTTTGAAGACTCTCATAAGATTGCTGGTGGGGCGCTGCTGGGCGCAAAGTTTATGCAAAAGATGAGTATTGCTCTCGCCAAAAGAGGCCACATGGCTATATTTATATCTCAGGTTCGTGCAGATATCAAGCTTGACCCATATAGCAAGGCTCCTGTCCGCCAAACTACTGCCACAGGTGGCAATGCGCTTCTCCACTTCGCTAATTATATACTTGAATTCGAACCTAGGTTTAAAAAAGACCTAATACTAGAAAATCCTAGCGCGCCATTAGACCATGACAAGAATAAAATAATTGGTCATGTCGCAAAAATGACCGTAAAGAAATCTCCTAATGAGAAAACCAATTATGTCCTTGAGTATCCAATTAAATATGGGCGCAAGAATGGAACTTCTATATGGGTAGAGAAGGAGCTTATAGATATGCTATACCTATGGGGCTATATAAACAAGAAGGGCGCATGGATATCAGTAGAAGAAGATTTCGTGGAGCTGCTAAAAAAAGAAGGTCATGAATTCCCTGCTAAACTCCACGGCGAGCCAAAACTAAATGACTTACTCGAAGCTAATCCAGACTTAATACAGTTTTTGATTAAACATTTCTCAGAAATAATCTATCAGTCCTAGCAGAATGATTTTTAAAACATTAGTTGGTTCAACAAAAAGAGTCAAAAAGCCAAAAAATTATATGGTAAAATGGGAGAAGCCTAGCAGAAGCAAAATGCAATTTGGAGTAAAAGAGTTTGTGAAGAACTATTGGTTTAACGATGTGGTATTTGAAGAGTTCCCTATCGTTGGCACCCGAATGAGCCTAGACCTATACAACGCCAATAAAAACATCGCAATAGAAGTTCAAGGCGCTCAGCATTTAAAATACACACCATTTTTTCACGGCAAATCAAAAACAACTTTCCTTAGTCAGATAAGGAGAGACAATGATAAGCAAGAATTCTGCAAACTGAACAACATTAAACTAGTAGAGATTTACCCAGAAGATAAATTATCTGTAGATTTATTCAAAACCTTTGGAGTCATCCTTTAATAAGTGTATATTATATAAATGAGCAACAATATAGATCCAGAAAACATGCAAACTTTTTCAATGCCCGAAAACCTGCTTGAACAAATTTTCGAGTTCACAGGTGGAGTAGAACATAGCAAGGGTTTCATTATAGCTTATGCAGACCAGAATGGTAAACCCCTAGTTTATACTAGAGCTCAGAACCAAATCGTAGAGATGGGCCTTAGAAAGTCTTTGGAGAAATATTTATTAAATATTGAAGAAGCTGAGAGCATGTATAACATGGAAAACGAAGACCCAGATATTGGGCTCGAATAATTTTTCACAAAAAGCTTTACAAATTCATTCTTCTCTGCTAGTATAGCACTATGGTATATTCTTACGAATTAGAACAACAGTTTTTGGGCGGCCTACTAAATCATCCGGAGAAATACATGGAGATAGCTTCATTTATTACTTCCAAGGATTTTGTATCAGATGTAAACGGAGTTGTGTTTACATTTTTGAAGCTTGATTATGAAGAAGGGAACTATATAGATGAAGTTGTTCTTGCTGAAAAAATTAAACTCTCCGGAATATCTTTTGAAGACAATATTAATATATCCGAATACTCTCGAGCGCTTAAACTAAGAAAAGGCTCAGCAGAATCGATAATTGACTCAGCCAAAGAGCTCTCTAAGCTTACAGTAAGAAGGGGGATTGGTGAAACTGGGGCTAAATTAACCAGCTCAATGAAGAACCTAGATAGTTCTAAAAACTTTACTCAAATAATAGACTTAGCCGACTCTATATATAACGATCAAGTCAGCTCTTATGAGCTTGGCGACAATAAAGCTTCTAATATTTTTGAAGAAATGGAGCAATGCGTAGAAGACAAAGGAAACAACCCCCAGACTGAGTTTGGTCCCAAAGGTCCTCATGAAAGACTGCATGAACTCTACGGATCTCTTCTGCGTCCAGGAAACATAACTACATTAGTGGCTAGAACTGGTGTTGGTAAAACTCAGTTTGTTATGGATTTCTGCGTTAAGGTTTCCGCAAAAGAAAATATACCTGTCCTACATTTGGATAATGGGGAAATGAGCAAAGAAGAATTAATGATGAGACAGTGCGCATCTCTAGCTCAAGTCCCTATGAATCTGCTTGAGACTGGGCAATGGAGACAGGCTGGAGAAGATGTGGTAAATAGAGTTCGTTCTGTTTGGAAAAAGATAAAAGAATACAAGCTATACTACCAGAACGTAGGTGGCATGCCTGTAGACTCAATGATTCAAGCTGTAAAACATTTTTACTACGGCTCCGTTGGTAGGGGTAATCCTATGATTTTAAGTTTTGACTACATTAAAACTACATCTGAAAACTCTAAAAACAAATCAGAATGGCAAATAGTTGGAGAGATGGTTGATAAGTTTAAGAAATTGATCCAAAGAGATATTACCACAGATGGACTACCTTCTATCTCAATGATGACAAGTGTTCAAAGTAATAGGTCTGGCATAACAAACAATAGGAGCTCTGAGAACATCGTAGAAGATGAGAGCATAGTATCCCTGTCTGATAGAATTACTCAATTTAGCTCCCACTTGTTTGGTTTGCGACAAAAAACACTTGACGAGCTTGCCGCCGAGCCTGGTTTTGGCACTCATAAATTAACATGTTTTAAATTTAGGCACCTAGGGGAGAATATACATCGCGCAGTGCAACCAGTAAGAATGCCGACAGGAGATCTAAAGAAAAATTATATCAACTTAAACTTTGAAAACTTCAATATAACTGAAGTCGGAGACCTGCAAGACATGATTGAGTCTCAAGTTAACGTAAACTTAGAAGATGACAACGATATTTTTGGAGGAGGGATAGAGATTTGACATCAGAAAAGATAAAAGACGTCTTACAAAAGCTTGGGTATAAGTTAACAGACTTTGGCAACCACTGGAGAACCAATGCGCTATACAGAGGGGGCAAGAACTCTACCGCTTTGCAAATATATAAAAACTCTGGAGTTTGGGTTGACTACGTAAATAACAGCCAGCACCTCCCCCTAAAATCATTAGTCGAGGCCACCCTACAAACTAATGATTCGTCGGAGTTATCTAAATTCTTGGATGGATATGACTTTGATTCGCTACCTTCTGAGAGCATAACCCCCACATCCAAAGAAAGAATTGAAATGGAAAAAACTTACCCAGAATCGATACTAATGAAGCTGCTGCCTCATTATAAATTCTATAATGATCGCGGTGTTGGTGACGAAACACTCTCTTTTTTTAAGTGTGGTTTAGCTACAGAGGGGGCAATGTACCAACGGTTCGTTTTCCCCATATACAATTCAAATGGCGAAATACATGGCTTTAGTGGTAGAGACATGTCCAAACAGCCAAACGATAGGCCAAAATGGAAGCACATGGGGAAGAAATCAACTTGGGCGTATCCATTTTATTTAAAAAATAGCTCAGGAGACTTACCAATTAGAGATGAAATAAGCAGTCGCCAAGAAGTTATACTTGTTGAGAGCATAGGTGATCTATTGAGACTGCATCACAAGGGTTTCAGGAACGTTCTAGTTGTTTTTGGAACCTCAGTCTCTAACTCCTTGTGTTGCCATCTTGTTTCTCTAGGTTTAAAAAAAATTATCATATCACTAAACAATGATAGTGATAAAGAAAAGAACAGGGGAGAGATAGGGTCTCTTAAGAGTTACCTCAAGCTACTAAACTTCTTCGATAGGGATAAATTAATAATCC